GGAGCCTCACACAAGATACACCTCATACAGTACGATAAAGAATCTATTTCGTATAAGATTTGGATTCAACGTGAAGATGTTATAGTTTTGTGGAAAGAGTTTAACTCTAGTATACCAATTTCAATCGAATACAATATAAATTTCTAGTATGAGTTACGATGACGATTTTATAAAAGACTCTGTAAAAAGAGCAGACGAATCTAAGAAAGATACTTTAGATTCTTGGATAGTTGACCTAGAAGAAAAAGAACAGCCCGAGGCTTGCAGTATCGATGACGAGGACTGTGAAGCGTGTGGTTCTTAATGAAGTCCCCATTTAATTTTATAGTAAGACCTATTGAGGGTAAGCGATATAATAACACCAAGACTATTGGTGGTATGGAATTTATTGTTAACACCTCAGAGGAAGAGCATAAGTTCTCTAACAGGCAAGCTACAGTAGTTGAGACTCCTGTAGGGTATAACGGTCCTATAAATATAGGGGATGTTATCTTGGTTCACCACAACGTGTTTAAGTTTTATAACGATATAAAGGGTAACCGAAAGAGTGGTAAGAGTTTCTTTAAGGAAGACTTATTCTTTGTAGACAACGACCAATTCTATTTGTATAAGCAGGATGGTAAATGGCATAGTCACGACAGGTTTTGTTTTGTTAAGCCTATAGATACGCTAGATAGTTTTATAGATAAGTCTTGTAAGTACGAACCACTTATGGGTGATATGGTATATCCAAATAAGTACCTTAAGTCCCAAGGGATTAGTAAAGGCGATAGGGTATACTTCACGCCCGATAGCGAGTATGAATTTACAGTAGATGGAGAGACTCTTTACAGGGTGTTTGACCATCAAGTAACTATGAAGGCTTAGTATGGATTCTACAGAGTTAAGGAAAGAAATAATAGAGGCAGGATATAAAGCTGTGAAGCAATTAATAAAGGTTGCTAAGGAGGAGATTATCAAGCCCGACCCTGAGGATGAGTTAGCTGCAGACAAGTTAAAGAATGCAGCCGCCTCAAAAAAGTTATCGATATTCGATGCGTTTGAAATACTTAAGCGTATTGATAATGAGAAAGATAACATTAAGTTAGAGTCTCAGGGACCTAACAGAACTGATACAAAACAAGGATTTGCTGAACGAAGGTCAAAATAATTTATATCGTGTAGTTCCTGACTATATCCCTAAAGGACCGCTATCTAAAAAGAATAGCAGTCACAGTTGGCTATATGGTTATAATGAGCAGTACGACTTTGTAAATATATCTAAGACCGGTCAGGTAGGCGAGGTAGTTGAAATATCAGGACTTAAGATAGGTCTCCCTAAGAGACCTGAGTTAACCCCTCAGAGACATACCACAAAATCATTGCAGTATTGGGAACGTGAAGAGTTTCCGAAAGAGCTTCAAAAAATAATATCTATATTCCAATGGAACGAGATGCCTACCGCATTTAAGGATAGGTGGGTTGATTACATTGAGACTGAGTTTGATAGGCGTGAGGAGGGACATTGGTTTATGAATCAAGGAGAACCTACTTACATCACAGGCTCTCACTATATGTACCTTCAATGGACTAGTATTGATATAGGTTACCCTGACTACCGTGAGGCTAACAGGATATTCTTTATTTTTTGGGAAGCGTGTAAGGCAGATAAGCGTTCGTTTGGAATGACTTATCTAAAGATTAGACGTTCAGGATTCTCGTTTATGGGCTCATCAGAAGCGGTTAACTCAGGTACGCTAGCAAAAGATGCTAGGGTGGGTATACTATCTAAGACGGGTTCGGATGCTAAGAAGATGTTTACCGATAAGGTTGTACCAATATCAAACAGGCTACCCTTCTTCTTCAAACCTATACAGGATGGTATGGATAAGCCTAAGACTGAGCTAGCTTTTAGGATTCCTGCATCTAAGATTACAAAGAAAAATATGCACGAGGTTGCTGCAGAGGAGCTTCAAGGGTTAGATACCACAATAGATTGGAAGAATACGGACGACAACTCGTACGATGGTGAGAAGCTATTACTGCTTGTACACGATGAGAGTGGTAAGTGGATTAAACCTAACAACATACTAAACAATTGGCGTGTTACCAAGACGTGTTTACGTTTAGGTAGTAAGATAATAGGTAAATGTATGATGGGCTCAACATCAAACGCATTGTCTAAGGGTGGTAGCAACTTTAAGAAGTTGTACGAAGACTCTGATGTAAAAAGTAGAAACGCTAACGGTCAGACTAAGAGTGGGATGTATTCTTTATTTATTCCTATGGAGTGGAATATGGAAGGCTTTATAGATAGGTACGGTATGCCTGTCCTAAAAAAACCTACCAAAGCTGTGCTAGGTGTTGATAATGAGATGATTACTAACGGAGCTGTAGACTATTGGAATGCTGAGGTTGACTCACTTAAGAGTGATGCTGATGCGTTGAATGAATTTTACAGACAGTTCCCACGTACTGAGTCGCACGCATTTAGAGATGAGAGTAAGTCATCGCTATTCAACCTTACTAAGATATACCAACAGATAGACTATAACGACTCAACAATAAAGGAGCACTACGTTACGCAGGGTTCGTTTCATTGGAAGGATGGTCAAAAAGATACGCAGGTTATATTTAGCCCTGACACACGAGGAAGGTTTCTAGTAAGTTGGGTACCTAATAAGAATCTACAAAACAACGTAATAACAAAGAGAGGTATGAAGTATCCGGGTAATGAGCACATCGGTTCATTCGGTTGTGATTCATACGACATCTCAGGTACAGTTGGCGGCAAGGGGTCTAATGGTTCTTTGCACGGGCTTACTAAGTTTAATATGGATGACGCACCGAGTAGTGAGTTTTTCTTAGAGTATATTGCAAGACCACAAACGGCTGAGATATTCTTTGAGGAGGTTCTTATGGCGTGTATATTCTATGGCATGCCACTGCTATGTGAGAACAATAAGCCTAGGTTGCTATACCACTTTAAGAATAGAGGGTATAGAGGTTACTCAATGAATAGACCTGATAAGCAATTTAATAAGTTGTCTAAGACTGAGAAGGAGCTAGGCGGAATACCTAACTCGTCTGAGGATGTTAAGCAATCACACGCCTCAGCTATTGAGTCGTATATTGAGAAGCATATAGGATTAGATATGAGTGGTGCTTACAGAGATTCTGATGATATGGGGACTATGCCGTTCGCTAAAACTCTAGAGGATTGGGCTAGGTTTGATATTAACAATAGAACCAAGTTTGATGCTTCTATAAGTTCAGGGCTTGCTATAATGGCAAACCAAAAGCACAGCTACCTTCCGGAACAAAAACAGTCAAAAATAAGTATTACCTTTGGGAAGTATAATAACAAGGGGTCAATCAGTGAATTATTAAGATAGATGAAAGAGGTAAATATTAACATTACGGCGGCAGGTTTTCCTAGCCAATTTGTTTCTGATGCTGAAAAAGCTACGGATGAATTTGGTTTGCAAATCGGTCAAGCCATTCAATACGAATGGTTTAAGAAAGATTCTAATAACTGTAAGTTCTACGACCAACAAAGAGAGTTTAGGAGATTACGATTATACGCAAGAGGCGAGCAGTCTATTGCTAAGTATAAAAACGAACTAGCTGTAGATGGTGATTTATCTTACCTTAATTTAGATTGGACACCCGTACCTATACTACCTAAGTTTGTGGACATTGTTGTTAACGGTATGTCTAGCAGGCTGTTTAAGGTAAATGCATACGCTGAGGATTCTATGTCTCTATCAAAGAGAAGTAAGTATCAGGATATGATACAGGGTCAGATGGCGGCTAAGGAAGTTCTTACAACCATTCAGGATAACACAGGTATGAATCCGTTTACGATGAACCCTGACGATTTGCCTGAGAATGACGAGGAGCTTTCTTTGTATATGAACTTAAAGTATAAGCCTGCGATTGAGATAGCTGAAGAAGAAGCTATCAATACTTTGTTTGCTTCAAATAAATATGTAGACCTACGTAAGAGATTTGATTACGACCTTACTGTACTAGGTATAGGTGTAGCAAAGCACGAGTTCTTACCGGGCTCAGGAGTGCAGATTAGTTACGTAGACCCTGCAAATGTAGTATACAGCTACACAGAAGACCCTCACTTTAAGGATTGCTTTTATTGGGGTGAAATTAAGACGTTGCCTATAATCGAACTGATGAAGATTGACCCTTCATTAACTAACGATGACTTAGAGCAAATATCAAAGTACAGTCAGAGTTGGTATGATTACTATAACTCAGCTCAATTGTTTCAAGATAATATATTCTCTAGAGACTCGGCTACTATATTGTACTTCAATTACAAGACCACTAAAAAAATTGTATACAAGAAGAAGGTGTATGACAACGGTGGTTCTAAGATGATTGAGAAGGATGACCAATTTAATCCACCTGAAGAGATGATGGAGGAGGGTAACTTCGAGAAGGTTGAGAAGACTATTGATGTTTGGTACGATGGCGTTATGGTTATGGGTACTAACATTATACTTAAGTGGGAGTTAGCTGAGAATATGGTTCGCCCTAAATCAGCTAGTCAGTATGCTATACCAAACTATGTAGCGGTTGCACCAAGAATGTATAAGGGTGTGATTGAGTCGTTAGTTAGAAGGATGATTCCTTTTGCTGATTTAATTCAGATGACTCACTTAAAGCTACAGCAAGTTATATCTAAGGTTGTTCCGGACGGTGTGTTTATAGACGCAGATGGATTAAACGAGGTTGATTTAGGTACAGGGGCTGCATACAATCCTGAGGATGCTTTAAGGTTATACTTCCAAACGGGTAGTGTAATTGGTAGAAGCTATACGCAGGAAGGTGACTACAACCAAGGTAAGGTTCCTATCACGCAATTAACGTCAAGCTCAGGGGCTAGTAAGACTCAGATGCTTATCGGTAACTATAATCATTACTTAGGAATGATACGTGCTGTAACAGGCTTAAATGAAGCGAGAGACGGTTCTACTCCTGACCCTAACTCTTTAGTTGGTGTACAGAAGTTAGCGGCTTTAAACTCTAACACAGCTACAAGACACATACTAGATGCTAGTTTATTTATATACAGAAGTTTAGCTGAGGCTTTAACGTACAGAATCTCTGACGTTTTAGAGTACGCTGATTTCAAGGATGAGTTTGCTAATCAGATAGGTAAGTACAACGTGTCTATATTAAAAGATATAAACGATTTATATATATATGACTTTGGAATCTTTATCGAGGTATCTCCTGATGAGGAACAGAAAGCTCAGCTAGAACAGAATATTCAGATGGCTCTTTCAAAGGGTGATATAAACCTAGAGGATGCAATTGATATTAGAGAACTTAGAAATCTTAAGGTTGCTAATCAGTTACTTAAGGTTAAGCGTATTAAGAAGCAGGAGCGAGATGAGAAGATGGCTATGCAGAAGCAAGCTGTTACAGCTCAGCAGCAGATTAAGTCGCAGCAACTTGCAGCTCAAACAGCTATGCAAAAGATACAGGCTGAGACTCAAGCCAAGATGCAGATTAAGCAAGCAGAGGTTGCGTTTGATATCGAGAAGATGAATAACGAGGCTCAGTTAAAGGCTGTGCTTATGGATAAAGAGTTTGACTTTAATATGCGTCTTAGAGATATATCTGAGAACGCATTACAGAGCAGAGAGAATCAGCGTGAGGAAGCTAAAAGTTCACGTATAAGTCAGCAGAACACAGAGCAGAGTAAATTGATAACTCAGAGAAAGAATAACCTACCGCCTCAGACGTTTGAGTCTAACGAGGATAGTTTAGATGGTTTCGATTTGTCTGAATTTTCACCTAGATAGATATGGCTACTAAAGGAAGGACAAA